TGGATAGTAATTTAGCCCGTGTGAGACTGTTTTTTCTACAGCACTAGTCAAAGTACCTGTATCCATCTTTTGGATAATAGGTGAAGGGTATTCTGAACTCCAAGCTAAATTTCTAGGTGTAGTAGTTTTAACATCAAACCCAGCTTTTGACACTCTAATTCCATAATCATTACTTGAGCCACTAGGAGTAGTAGGTGCATTAGATACAGTATTATAAGTTATATTTTGGTCTATTCTTTGATGGAATATATAATAATATATTTCAATTACATCAGCCAAACCCCCATCATAAACTAAATTTGTACTATTTATTCTAAAAAATTGACTATATCCAGTTGTGGCAAGTGTTATATTGTTTGTTCCATATTTATCTTTAACATAAAACCAAAATACAGGTGCATACCCTAAATTATGAGTTACAACAGTTTGAGATGAAACACTACTTGTAGTTGTAAAACTTCCTTGAAAAGCTATTTTTAAGTTAGGATACCTACTATCAAAAGCAGACTCAAAATCAGCACAGGTACTTGCTTTATATCCAGCCCTAGATACTCTAGCTCCGTATGCCATATTATAAGTTTCCTATTAAAACTCTATCATTTGTTCCATCTGAAATAATTATTCTATTATTTACTCCATCAATTTTAACATTGCTATCACCTCCAAAAGTAGCAATTCCAATACTTCGTTGATTTCTTTCTAAATCATTTACTCTTCTTTGTAAATCTTTTATTGTTTGGATTAAATCTTGTTCTTGTATGCTTGTACTCATATATTTTATATTATAGGTGATATTGTTAATTTTATAACCTCTTCTCCTGCATCTGAAACCCTTACATCTATGCCATATATCCTCATTGTAGTGTTTACATCTACATATCCATATTTTATCCTAATTGGCACTACATCTCCTACATCGTACTTACCAAAATCATTATAGGCATTATTAAGAGTTATATCATAAATTGGTTGTTCTGTCTTGTGAACTCTAATATATTCATCTGCTTTCTGATTAAGTGTGGCTTGCTGGGATATAGATTTTTCTTGTTTTCTACCTTCTAATAATCCAACTGAAGTTATAAGAGCATTATCTGTAGCTGTGCTTGTTAATATAGTTTCACCTACTCCTTCTCCTTCTACGATTATGCTGTTAAACATATCTGAAACAGTCCTTTTTCTGCTCCAAGATTGTATATTATTCTTTAATCCTTCACCATATTCTAATCTAAAATCTGTAATTGTACTTCCTCGTTTTGCATATACATTAAATACACCTAATGTGTTTATTTTTATACTAGGAGTTATAAGAAAATCAAAGCCATTTATAACCTCAGTCAATTGTATAATTTTTTCACCTACACTCTCATCAAAATATGCTCTATCTCTATTCTGAGTGGTCTCTATTGTACCCTGTGTAATTCCTAAATTACCACCTGTAAGCCCCTGTGTAGTGTTGATCAATCCCCAAGCTATAGTTCCTGCATCTGTATTGGTATAGGTGTTAGAGGTATATCTCTTCTCACTCAATATATGAAATATTTCTGTACATTGTATAGTCACATCCCCATCATCACTAGCTCCTTCCTGTATTTCCCAGACTACACCTGCCCATATTAAGGTGTTATCTCTATATATAAGCAGTCTTGTCACTCCAAGGTATATATCAAATCGTTGTAGCCTTTCAGCTGTTATAGGTACAGTAAAACTAGCTTTCCCTGCTCTATTGAGCTGATAAGAATATTGTCTATTCAAAACCTCTGGGAAGATTTCTTTCTGCGCAGTTCTATAATCCCATAAAATATATTTATATTCCGACATAAGTATTATACCAAGTTATTATTGCCTTAGTGTCTGATGTAGCTCCACTATCTACATAAAATGCAAGATTATTATTTCCAGGAGCTAAAGTAATAAAGTTAGAATCAGATGTTACAAATTGATAAATAGATACACCTTGCTGAGTGACAGTTTGTGTAGATCCAAATACTTCTATAATCTGCCCAGCGGTCAAAGTTAATCCATCTACTTTGAAACTATCTCCAGTGGTTTGATTAAGAATAGTAAACCCTTCACCAGGTCCTATAATCTGTATATCTACCGTAGCATATCCATTCCCTGCATTGGCTAAAGTTCCCGACCCTGATACAGTTCCTAGCAATACTGGCAAAGTCCAAGGCAAAACTGCCCCTGTCGGCACTCCTGCTTGGTCAAGGGTAATAGAGTTTAAGTTCCCATTGGTAATCGTCCCAGACGGCACATATATTGAGAAACCTATAGTCTGATATGCTCCAGTCCTTTCACCTTCATTGACTCCAGTTCTAAGATATCCTTCAAATGTATAAACTTGACTATCTTCAGTGGTATAAGTAAATACAACCGATTGATTAGTGTTTGGATATATAGCTTTCAATAAAGCTTGTCTTTTATCATAAAAGTCATTTATATCTGTACCTCTGACGGCTATATCTATGCTTATCACCTTACTATGAGTGTAATTGGATACAAACCCAGCCTTATTGCTTTGAGGTATGTTATATGAGGCAAATTCAAGCCCACTAATTAGTAGCCCTTCTATATTGGCTAAATGATATTGACCTCCTATTGTAGCTGTAATCCCATTAAATGCTAAAGTTTCCATATTATGATAATCTTAATTTTTGTGCCATATAAGAAGCTCCTAATTCCCAGTCTACACCACTCTTAATATTCATAGTTTCAATGGTGATACCACCACCTCCCGCTGTCATCCTTCGGCTCTCTTCATTAGTAAACACATCAGTTCCCTTTGGTAGATTGACAAGCTCTGGACCTCTCTCACCTACTATAGCTAATCCTCCAGAAAAGTTTCGTACTCCATCGGCAAACCCTGGGATAAGTTTTCTAACCCCTTCAGGTAACATACCTCCAATAGCACTTTTAACAGCTCCACCTATTCCACCAGCTTTGCTTTGTATCCCCCGGATTAACTCTTGCATCCAATTAACAGCTATCTGAAAGAAGTTTATTCCTTTTATATAGTTTGTAATTCCATCTATAATTCCTCTAAATGGAGCTAGTATAATGTTTATAGCCCCTTGCATCCACTGCCCTAATCCTCTAAATATTTGTTTAAATCCTTCTGTAGCTCTTGAAAAATCTCCAGTAAATATTCCATATACTACTCCTATAAAAGCATTAAGTATGCCAGATATAACATTTATAATTCCACTAACTCCAGTCAATAATCCTTTGAATACTTGTATTATACTAGCTATAGCTATTTGTATCATTGGCCATACTACAAACAATAACACCGTCCCTAATAATATTAATATAGGTTGAATTGCGACCCAAAAATCTTTAAGTGTATTCCATAATTGCATTACTGGATCTTTTAATTGTTCCCAAGCGTATTTAAAAGCAGATAATATTTGAGTACCCATAAACACTAGATATCCTCCTAATACAGTCAAAAATGGCATTATTGGTTCTATAAATTTTAAGAATGATTGAAAAGCTTCAGCAGCTCTTTTAGGGGCTTCTACAAGTCCTGTTATAATTGCTTTAGCAATCCCAGCTCCTCCTATTATAAAATTGTTTAATAAATTACTAATTCCTTCCGAGTTTTGATTCATCCAATCTAATACTTTTCCTAAAGCATCGGCTAATTTTAATTTAGTCGGCAATAATTTTTCTCCAATAGTAGCTTGTAGATTTTCAAATCTTGCAGCATTTATTCTTTGTTTATTAGCTAATTGGTCTGAAGTGTTAGCAAAATCCCCTTGTATTTTATTAGTTTGTTCAAAAAACAATCCTAACCTAGCAGTTACTTTTTGCTGGTCTGTCATTTCTTTTCCAGCTGAAGCTATCCCTTTTTTTAAAGCATAAGCTTTTATATTGGCATCACTTAATCCTACTCCAAACCTTTCTAATGGATCAGCTTCTCCTCTTAATCCTGCTTGTATAGCAGTCAAAGCACTATCTAAATCTGTGTTAAATATAGAAGCTAAATCGGCAGCTCTTTTGGTTAAATTAACAGCTTCATTTGCAGCTTGTTTTGAATTAAGCCCGACATTTTGGAGTGCGGCTCCAATAGGAGTTGCAGCACCTAAAAATGCTTTTTGAGATAATCCAGTTGTTTTATCTGCTGTTTTAGCAAAATCTAATAATATATTAGCAGAATCTCCAAATACAACATTAACAGCATTCTGAGCTTCGGCTAAATCACTTGCAGCATTAGCTGCTTTATTCCCCATTACAAGAGCTGTACCTTTTATTGCAGCTCCTGCTATTCCAGCATATTTACTTATTGTAAGAAAAGCCCCTCCAATTGTTTGTCCAACCCCACCTATTTTATTAACAAATCCATCTACTTTAGATTGTGCCTGTTGCAAACCTTTATTAAGACCTGAGAAGTCTCCATCAAATTGTGCTACTACTGCTCCTGCTGATAATGCCATATATATGTTAATTTATTAGTTATATATTACCATCTGTTGCCTATCCGCCTCCTAACAACCCTTTCAGTCTATCCAAATTCTTCTCTATATCTTCCGGTTTAGCCTGTCTATTTTCTAACTTCATCTTTATCCTCTTAAACTCATTAGGTAGCTTCCTAGCCTCAGTTGCCTTTATATGTGGGTTGGTTGCAATAGCTAGTAATATTTCATATTTAGAGATTTCATCTACTGCTTTAATCTTTTGTCTTTTCTGAGTTTGTTTATAAAAAAACAATGCCTCTGGAATAGTCAGTTGCATTGTCTCTTGTTTTGAATACGAATAATTATGAGCCATAAACTCATAGGTAAAAGTCATCAAGCTAGGAGGATATTTCTCTACTTCTGGCTCTGGAACTTTTGGCTGATCTTGGTAAATAAACCCAGCAGTTCTTGCACTCCGTTAGCTTCTAATATTTCATCTACTAATTTAGTCAACTCTACAAGGTTCATCTCTTTGATCTGCTCTTCTGTATAAGACTTACCACTTAGGATAACTAATACAGGGATAGCTTTCTCAAGATTACCTAGAATTGTAGTCATAGTTGACTGTGCTACATTCTCTGGATCTATTTGTGAAGATAACTCAAGAATTGGTTGTAATTCCTGAGTTAAATCTAATACTTGTGATATTGTTAATGCCTGTATATTCATATTAAGCAGGTGTTCCGATATATCCTAATACTCCATTTACATTTGTTGGGTCAATAAGAGCCATAAACTCTACTTCTATTTGGCTTCTGTCATTTGAAAATGCTACCTCAATTGTTTCAGAACTAATAACTGCCTGATGAATTACTACATCGTGTCCAGTATTTGAACCTCTAATTACAGGGTGAATAATCAATCTTCCAGCTGTAGCTCTAGTAGAAGTTCCAGTTGTACCACCAATTCTTAATCTTCCTCCAGATAAAGTAGCAGTAGGAATAATTGTTTGTAATGTTTGAATTGCGTATTCAGATAAAGGAACTGTAACTTTTAATTGTCGTCCTACCTCAATCATATCAAAAGGAGTTTCTGATCCATAAGTATCTGATGATTGCATAACTCTTTGAGTTATAACCTCAAATCGTACTTCTCCTTCAGTTTCACCTAAAGAAGTTCCTTTCCAACTGACTGTAGCGTATCCAACATTGATGTCTTGTAATGCCATATTCGTATAAATTAATTATATTCTTATATTACCATCTGTTGCCTAATTTTTTATCTCAAGCACATAATTTCCTGTGAACACCGCTCTACCTGTTTCATCTTCGCCTATATCTGTAGGCTCTTGCAAGGCAAATACAGTGTAAATTTCAGTTCCTCCCATAGTTTGAGCATACAATTGATGTAAGCTATCATAAATCTCATAAGATAACTGTTGAGCAGTCTCATAGTTGATATTCCTAACTATAACTTGTATTGTAGGTTTTATAATATCTAAGTATGTAGTAGGCTCTACACCTCCTGACTGGAATATACCAACACAATTATCTACATTAGCAGGTAAAGTCCCTATAAATAAATCTGTCCCCAAGGTAAGGCTAGTATTAGTGTTGATGTAATTAGCTATATCTGTAAGTAATGTCATAGTTTTTTCTTTAATTCACTTGCTAAGACCTCTCTGGCTACTCTATTCCAAGTGCTAATATTTTCTTTTAATGGATTTTCTAAGTATTTACTTTTTCTACCATTGCTCCAATTTCTAACTACACGGCTTCCATCTCTTCTCATACCCTCGTGCTGATACATTGCATACTTTGTATCATATCCTGTGATCCAATATTGACCCTCTCTTCTAAAGAACCCTGATTGAGATAACCTACCTTTAGCAAATGGCACAACAAATCTAGACAATCTAAGCAGTTCACCAGCACATATTCTACCCCATTCATCCATAGGATTTATAGTCTGGAGCTTTTTTAAGTTTTTGCTTAATGTATTTCTTTTAATCCTAACACTAGACATACTTTTGACATAATAGTTTTTTATGGTGTATATTCCCTAGCCTGTCTCTTAATATCTGGACTTCTATCACTCTAAACTCAATATTATCAGCTGTGATTGTATCATCTACTGCGACTATAGTGTATGGATATACCCAAACCTCTACATCATAGTCTAAGGGTTTTGCTTGTAATCCTCTATCTTGTCTATTAGCATATACTAACCTAGCTTTAATATAGCTAACTACAGTTTCTGGTTTTCCATATTTGTCATACCCAGTTCTAGTGTTTAACTCTATATCTTGATTTAAGTATCTGGATAAATCAATCATACTAGTATGTCATATAGCCTGTTGTATCAATCAAGCCTTGTAATAACTGATTAGCAAGAGGGGAGAATGGCATACCTCCGACTAGTGCAAACCTTACACTATCTGTACCATAAGTCTCAGACAAATCTCCTATTTTGTATGAATTAACTCCTGAGATTATATTTAATATATCCTCATCTTTATATCTACTCAAAAAATATGCCTGTTCTATCTGTGCATTCTTTATCTTTTTATCTATTGGAGATATAAATAACACTTGGCTAGTTGTATCTGGTTGTATATCCCACCCTGACACGGTTGCTGTGCCTGTAGAGCTTGTCCAATCTGTTATAGCTCTTACCTGCCCTCTACCTGTACCTTCTCTAATTACAGCTACTCCTCCATTTAAAACATCATCAGCTAAATACTGCTGTCCTCCTAACTGCAAAACTGACACTGTGGTGCTAGTTGCACTGCTTACATTGCCATAGTATAACCTGTCTATATTAACCCTTGGGAAGGCTAAATTCTGCTCTCTACGGTAGTCTTTATCTGTATGATATACTTTATATCCTTTATACCTTAGTTGATCCATTTGCAAAGCGGCTTGTTTTAAGAAACCTTCTTTTTGTACTGTGGATAACCCAGCCCAATGTGAATAATTCTGCTTAACAGCTAAATAATCATTAGCTTCAGCAATGCTTACATAAGAGTCTTGGTCTGGATGTGATAATATTGTGTTTAATGCCATAATCTTATAGGTTTATTACTATAAGTTTACCATCTGTTGCCTTATCTCATTATATGATTTCCTTAAACTAAATTGACTTGCATACTCTGACCGCTTCTTATCTAATCCTCTTCTAAATTGTCCTTTTTCTGCTTTCCAGTCGTTAAAAGCCTGTCTCATTTGTTTTCTTAATGATTTAATTCTAGGTTCATACCATAAACCTAAATCATGCTGATCATAATCTTGCCTATGATATACAGCTTTACTCATATCACAACCTATTTCATAACAATATCTTTCATCAAAATATTCAGCTATCCCGTGTGCATTAGGAATTATAACTGGCATACCTACATTCATCGCCTCAAGCGGTGTCATCCCAAAGCCTTCACCTCTAGATGGGAATACAAAACAATCGTGACTGGCTAATAGATCTACTAACTGGTCTGGAGTGTAATCTTCTATAATAGACTCTATATTTAAATTCATATAAGGGTAGTTATTGCCACCAACTCCTTTTACTGTTAACTTTACCCATTCCTCTTGGTGGAACTCTTGAGTAAAAGCATCTACTACAATGTCAAAGCCTTTTCTAAAGTCAAAAGCATTGTAATGGAGGAACTTAAACACTCTATTTTCTGGTCGCGGTTTATAGCTATATAAATCTGTATCTATTCCGTGTGGTATAACTATACTATCTATTCCAAACTGATTATAGAATATATCTCTTGCAAACTTGCTAGGTGTTATAAGTAAATCTAAGTGTTTAATATAAGGCTCCCAATCAGGTGGACATTTAGTAGACTCAAACATAAAATATCCTATTTTCTTTTTACACCCATCTAACATTGGCACTTGTGGTGGTTGATAGTATAGAAAACCTACATCCTGCCCTTTATTTTCTAGTTCTAAGGTTATTTCTTTATCTTCTTGACTAATTCTATACCAAGTGTTGGCTACATTGCCAAAACCGCCTATTTTAGTCTTAAGCGGTGGGGTAGCATAGTATATTGATTTCATATTAACTTATTTCTTAATTCCTTTAGCTTAAGAGC